GGACGGCATGGTGGAGGACATCCACACGCCGCTATCCGTCGAGGCCACGACGCCGATCGGTGGGCGTCCGCTGCTGACGCAGGCCGAGATCGACAAGATGGAGATGCAGATCCTCCCGCAGGAACGAGCACAACGCATCCACGGGGAATGGGAGTCCTCTTGGGTAGAAGGCAGAGTGTTCCCGCAGTTCGACCCGGCGACGATGGTGCGCGATGAGGCGCCAGCGGGTGAAGCGCAGATCGGGATCGGGATCGACCACGGGAAGGAGAGCGGAGCGCAGACTGCCGTCATGGTGGCGATCACGCGAACGGCGGACAACGAGCCCCGGATCACGGTGCTGGATGTCGTGTCCTCCAACGGCATGACGACGCCAGAGGAGGACGCCGCTCAGATCCTCGGGATGATCAAGCGCGCCGGCCTGCGCTGGGAGCAGATCGACCGATGGGTAGGCGACCGCGCGGCGATTTCGCGTCGAGGCGGCGCGATCAAGAGCAATGCGTTGCTGGTCCAGGCGTTCGAAAAGGCGCTGAAGATCCCGATCGGATCGTGGCCGGCACGGATCAACACCGCCTACAAGCCCGCGGGATCCGTTTTTCACTCCTACCGGATCCTCCAAAGCGCCATGCTCCGCGGCGATTTCGTCGTCCATCCACGGTGCAAGCGACTAATCGAAGACCTCGGCAAGTTCGATGGGCGCGAGGCCAGCAATCACAAGCACACGCTGGACGCGCTAAGGTACGGCTGCGAGCTGATCACCAGGCGCGCCTACGCGCCCCAGCGGCTACGACTCGGATAAGGGGGCGCCATGCACTACTCCACGACTTCGACGCCGGCGCCTCCCGCACCGGGGAACCCCGACGAGGCCCGCCGCGTCGAGCATACGCGGCACCGCTACGCGATGATGGAGGGCCGGTGGCTCCCGCTGCTGGAGGCCCGCCTCGAGCAGCAGATCGGCTCGGTGCGTCGTGCAGCGTGGGGCATCGGTGACATTACTCAGTGCATGATGCGGACGACGAGCATCGAGCTTGCCACGCTCTACGACGCCGAGCCCGACGTGCGTCACTCGCAGATCGCGCCGAGCGCGAACCTTGACCGCCTGATCGGATCCTCCGGGTCGATCGCACGCTCGGGCCTGTGGTCGCAGATGACGCGCTTCCAGGCGCTGACAATCGCGCTGCGGGAGATGTGGATGCGCGTCGAGGTCGTAGACGGGCGCATCGTCTACCGTCCTGTCCCGCCGCACATGACGTTCGCGGAGGCCGACGCGTCGAAGCCCACGGTGCCCGTCATGTTTGGCGAGCTGCGCCTTCGCTGGATCTCGGACAAGCACGTCTGGACCTTCGATGTCTGGGACATCCGTGACCCCGAGTTCCCTACCTACCGGGTGTTTGAGGCCCTCGACGGCTGGAAGTTCGGGCGCAACTTGACCGCCGAGCTCCACGGCGCGACCTACGACGGCGCCGACTACCCGGCAGCATGGCGCCGCCAGAACGGGACGCCCGTCATTCCCGCGCAGCTCTACCATGCGTCCACGTACGGCGACCGACTGTTCGACCCGTTCGCAAACATCGAGCTGTACGAGGCCACCCTCAACCTCGGTGTCCTCTACTCGTATCTCAACCATGCCATCCGAGACGCGAGTCACCCGCAGCGGTACGCTGTCGGCGTCCGGGTGGCGGGCATGGATGCGGTAGACCTCGGCTCCCGCGCGAGTCGCTCGGAGGTCACGACCGATCCGGCGACGATCCTCATGTTCGACCCGATCGGTGAGACGACTCAGCCGATGCTGGGTCAGTACCAGGCCGGCAGCGACGTGGAGAAGCTCGAGAGCGTGATCGCTGCGATCGCCCACCGCGCTGCGACGGACGCCGGTCTCGCGCCCTCGGAGCTCCAGCGCACGAGCGGCTCTGCCCGCTCCGGGTACGCGATCAGTCTCAGCCAAGAGGGTAAGCGGGTCGCGCAGCGCCGGTACGTGCTTCAGATGCGCGCATCTGACGAGGCGCTCGTCGGCCTGTCGGCCATACTGTTCAACCGTTGGGCCGAGGCGAACAGCGAGCCTACCAACTACCCTGAGGGCGGGTACTCGGTCCTGTACCGCGAGATCCCTCTGTCTCCGCAGGAGATGGAGGCGAGGCGCAAGCACATTCTTGAGATGCGCTCGGCAGGGCTCATGTCCGACGTGGACGCGCTGCGCTTCTTTGGCTCGCTGAGCGAGCAGGATGCGGTCGCGCAGCTCGCGCAGATCCGCGCCATGCGCGGAGAGGCGGCGCCTCCCGCGGAAGAAGGAACAGAGACGCCGGAAGCGCCGCCCGCCGCCGACGTATCGCGCGAGCATGCCGAAGCGATGTCCGAGGCGGTCGATGAGCTCCGCGCTTCTGAGGAGGCGCTCGACGGACTGCTGGCCGGCAGCGTGACCGAGGACCAGCGGGACATCCTGCGCGCGGTGCTGGAGTCTCTGCGCGAGGCGCGCGGCTATCTCACGGGCGAGGAGATCGAGGCCGAGACGGAGCTCCCCGGCGAGGTCGAGAGCGAAGCCTCCGAGGAGGCGTAGTGCCGTTCGTCTCCGACGCACAGCGCGAGTACCTGCGCCGCAATGAGCCAGCGGTCTACCGCGAGTTCAAACGCGCGGAGGAGCGCGGCGAGCTCGATCTAAAGCCGCCGGCTACGGTGGCTGCGGCTGCGCGTCGTGGGCTTGAGCTCCGCGCCGAGTACGGACGCGGCGGAACGGCTGTGGGTGTCGCCAGGGCGCGCGACCTCGGCAACCGACGCACGCTCACGATCGAGACGGTGAAGCGCATGCTCGCGTACTTCACGCGTCACGAGATCGACCTCGAGGCGCCTGCCGCGAAGCGTGGCAACCCCGGCTACCCGAGCGCCGGGTACATCGCGTGGCTACTCTGGGGCGGCGATGCTGGCCGGACATGGGCGCGGAAGATCGTCAGACAGCAGGCGCGGATCGAGTCCGCGCTTCAACGCAAGAAGGAGGAAGCATGAGCGCAGAAGAAGGGACGACGACGGTAGACGACGGCGGGGCGAACGCCCGCATCCGGCAGCTTGTCGCGCGAGTGAAGGAGCTCGAGGCCCGCGTGGGCGAACTCCAGCCGCTCGCGGAGACCGCCGAGAAGTACCGCACGCAACTCGACGAGCAGAAGGCCATGAGCAAGGCCGAGCGTGAGGCGCTGCGCCTCGAGCGTGAGATCATGTCCGCTGGTGTCATGGACGCCGAGGGACTCGACTACGTGCAGCACGCGTATTCGAAGCTGCCCGCCGAGGGCCGTCCTTCGATCTCGGAGTGGCTCGGCAATAAGGACGCGCTGCCGAAGGCGGTTCGCGCGTACCTGTCGGACACCGCCGCGCCGACGACTACGACGGCAGCGCCGACGCCGGCGCCCGCACCCGCGCCCTCGACGGCACGCGCTGCGGTGGCAGCGGCGCCCGACGCTCCTCAGAGCTGGACGCCCGAGGCGATCGCACGGCTGTCGCCGGCTGAGTTCAAGGCCAACCGCGAGGCGATCTTCGCGGCTCTGCGCGCGGGTTGACACGCGAGCGGGAGTATGTGTAGGCTGGCTGTGCGAGGCACTACCTCGCACGCGCTCGGGCACGAACTCCCGTTACCAGCGATAGGCGCGGTCTAACCTCGATCATTCAAGGGAGGCCGTACCATGGCCAACGAAGTTTATTACAGTGGTCTGTCGGGCAACGCCCGCGTTGCCGCCATCCTCAACCAGGCCGTGCTTATGAAGCTCACCGACACGGCGAGCCTCGTCAATCACCCGGCGATCGTGCAGCTCCGCGCTATGAACGGCGCCGGCTCCACCGTCGTGCAGGTGCCCGTCGTATCGTGGGGCGCTGACGCCATGGCGGCGGTCGCTGAGAACGCTTCGGTCTCCAACACCTCGCTCACCTCCACGAACGCGAACGTGACGATCGCTCGTCAGGCGCTTCGCCGCCAGATCAGCGACCTCGCGCAGCTGACCGCGACCGGCATCCCGATGGATGTCACGGTGGACAACCTCGCGTCCGATATGGTCCTCGCGTACAACAAGCGCGTCACGACCATGCTCACCGCGCTGTCCTCCGGGTTCTCGACCTCGGTCGGCTCGACGGGCGTGGACCTCTCGGTCTCCACCTTCTACAGCGCGATCTTCGCGTTGCAGCTTCAGGCGAACGACGGACAGTTCGTGGCCGTGCTCCACAACCAGCAGATCAACGACCTCATGTCCTCGCTCCGCTCCGAGACCGGTCCCGGCCAGTACCTCCAGACCTCTCAGTCTGGGGTCGAAGCAAAGCCCCCAGGTCTGAAGGGAACCCTGTTCGGCGTCGATCTGTTCGGCTCCAACACCGTCCCCACGGCGAACGCTGGCGCCGACTACCTCGGCATGATGTTCACGCGTGGCGCGATTGGCGTGGCGACCGGCACCTCCGCTCCGGTGATCGGCTCCACGACGACCGTGCCGCAGAGCCCGATCGTTGTCGAGTTTGAGCGTGACGCCAGCAACGGCTCCACGATCATCGTCGGCTCTGCCTTCGTCGGCGTGGCCGAGCTCGATGACCTGCGCGGCGTCGGCGTCCTCAGCGACTTCTAATCGCTGAAACACAAGCGCCCGTCTCGGTGGTTACTCTACCGGGGCGGGCGCTTCTGCGTTCGCCTCACGAAGAAGGAGACAAGATGGCAGCGACTTTCGGCACCAGCGGGACCGGCAACTTCGCCGCGCAGCCCGCCTCTCGGCCTCAGGCGATGAAGGAGCTCGTGCGCCTCGAGCCGCGTCCGGCATGGTGGTACATCCACCATCCTGCTCGGTGGACGTTCCGCGAGGGGGAGTGGGTGCCGTGGCTGTCGGTGCTGGCTGCTGACCCGGGCGTGTCCAACGTGGACAAGGACGGCAGCACGGACGCCGCCGAGGTGGCGAAGCGCCGCCGGGGCTGGACCGTGATCCCTTGGGAGGCCGAGGCGGGCGGGTACTGCGTGGCCTACGAGGGCGTGGCAGGCCTCGTCCACCTGTCGAAGTGGGAGCTTCCTAAGGTCGTCGCAGGACAGACCCGCATTCAGTCCGACGAAGAAGGGTACTGGGCCTTCTGCAAGTCCCTTGTCGGGACGTACATCGATCTCCCCGATCCCGACTTCATCGGCGTCCAGATCGAGCGCCAGGAGAAGAAGGTGGACGAGTGGCGCGAGAAGGCGCCGAGCTCTCCGTTCCACCGCGATGCGCTCGCCGTCGAAGAGGCGCTGCTCGAGTCGATGATCGCGGCTAAGGGGCGGCTGTACAATCTTCCTGCTCCGGGTGAGGAGCCCGAGCCCGCGCCTAAGCCGAAGGTGCGTCGAGGCCGCGCGTGAGCGGCGAGCGTCCAGGCTACCGCGAGGCGATGGAGCGCATGGCGCGGCAACTGCGAGACGGCGGCATGGCCTCCGACAAGGCGCGGCAGACGGCGCAGGACGCGGCGAAGCGCCAAGATCAGCGCGAACGCGATAAGGACCGGTAAGCACGGAGGTCGGGATGTCCCTCGCGGAAACTGTCTATTCGGCGCGGTTCCGATCGACGGAGACGATCGAGCGTGGACG